TTGAGGACGACCCCTACGGCGACGAAACCAAGGCCTTCCAGGAGTGGGCCGGACTGGATTTCGATCCGGAGCGCTTCGACCGTCAGGCCGTGAATGCCACCATCAGTCGCATGCTCTGGAACCGCTGGATCAAGATCGGCCCCTGATCGGCTCACAACCGAGCCAGACGCGCCCGGCACTCGTTTCCGTCCCGCAAGGCAATCACTTCCCGCACGCGGTAGGGCTGCCCTGCGATCTCGACCGTGTCCCCGACGACGAGCAGCAGGCGCTCAGTTGGGAACTCGATCTCGTAATCGCGGGAGAGCGCCAGGCCATCGAGCACCGTCTCGTCGGGTGCGCGGAAGCCGCACTCGACGATCAGGGCGCCGACCTTGACGGGGGTGAGCAGTCCGGCACGGGCGGCCGCGTCGTACAGATCAGCCACGCCTACCATCAGGCGCTCGTCAGCTTGACCAGCACACCGGGGCGATGACACATCGGCAGCGGATTCGACTGGGTGTGCAGATCCGTGCCGCGTTCGAACTTCCTCGGTTCCTGCTTGGCATAGAGCGGCTGGCCGAGGGTGTTGACCGTCTCGTTGAAGTCAGCCGGGGCCAAGTAGGTGCCGAAGGTGTCGACCGTGCCCAGCGGGAAAGCGTGAGCCTCGCCCGGGGCGATGAACTTGCGCACCGTACCGTTGATGTCGCTCGCCTGGCCGCGATACTCCTCGAAGGTGATGCCGCCGAAGGTAAAGCCGGAGCGCACGTCGTTGATCAGGATTGCCCCTTGCTGCCAGTTGGTATAAGCCTCCTTGACCGCCTTATGGGTGGTGAGCGCCCGGAAAAACTGAGGCGAGCAGAGCACGTGCACATCGGTCATGAACTCGCCCTTGAGGTTGTCCTCGATTTCGGCGAGCACGTCGTAGCAGTGGCCCTTGATGTCGCTGTTGGCATTCGCAAGATCGAAGTTGATCGACGTCTGGGAGAGGCCGAACTCGGTGTAGAGATCGTAGATGGTGCTGCCGTCGGCATCGAGGATTTGGCCCTTGAGTGCCCCCATGCGCAGGTGTTCCAGGGTGATGGCGTGCTTGTTGCGCATGGTTTCCAGGTGGCGTGCCATCACGCCGGCAATCGCCTCCATCTCCGTCTCCGAGCCGAAGGCGCGGATGCCCTGGACTTCCTCGGGCAGCACGACGTCGTCGTGCGGGATGTGGGGGATGACGAAGGAGCGCAAGGTGCGCGTGCCGCGCTCGCCCACGGTGCCCGGAGATCCAGGCGGTTTCGTCGGCAGGAGGTTCAGCCGCCCGGCGTACTCCTCGACGATGATCTGCCGGGTGCGCACCGGTTTGGCCGGAAAGAGGCCCAACTGCTCGATGCGGCCGTAGCGGTTGGGGATGAGGTTGATGGCCGTGGTAAGGCTCGCCATCGAGAAGCCGGGGTTGTCGAACGGGTTTTGCATTCTTGGATCTCCAAAAAACGAAACCCGCCGTGTGGCGGGTTTTCAGGGGGATGAGAGGGGCTGCTTACGCTGCGTCGCGCACCAGGATGCCGAGGGCGACGAGTTGCGCTTCGGCGGCGGCCTTCTGTGGTGCGGTGATGCCAGCCGGCCAGATCAGGGCGTTGCGCGCGACGATGGCGTGACGGGCCACCGCGATGGCGTCGTCCCGATCGATCAGCGTCGCGTCGGTGTCGGTGGCGAGCACGCCCACGGCGGTTTCGGTGCCGTCGGTAGCGGCCGGTGTCAGCGCATACAGCTTGCCGTCGGCGGTTTTCCTGCCGAGTACGGTGCCGAGTTGCAGATTCTGTCCGGCGGCGACCGTCGCGGCCTCGCGGGAATAGAGGTTCGGTGCCTCGTACTTCAGGAGGTCGCCGAGGTTCTTGCTCTGGGTGATCGAGGGCATGTCTTACTCCTTGTGGATGAGTTTCTTGACGGCGGCGACCACGGGCGAAGCTTCGGGGCGCTCGGGGGCAACGGTGCCGGCTTCCGGCGTGATGGTGGAATGGATGGGCGCAGCCTCGGATCGCGCGGCCTTGGCCTCGCACAGCACTCGGCGCACATCCGCTTCGCTCTTGCCTTCCGCAATGAAGGCGGCCGCCTTGTCGGGGCAGCCGGCAATCAGGCACAACTCGGCGATGGCTTGGGCGGATTGGGTAACTTCGCGGCGGGCCTCGGCCACCATGACGGCGGCAGCGTCGACGCCGATCATTTCAGGAACAGCTTCTTGGTCATGCATTGCATCCTCCTTAAGGGGGCTTGCCGCCTCGGTTCGAACGACTGCCCGAGCCTGAGGCGGTTTGCGGCTGCGGGAGCTGAGGTAAGTCGAGAATTCAGTGAGTGTTGCCTCCAGCGTGCCCACGGCATCGGCAAGACCGGCCGCCGTAGCATTCGGGCCGAAGTAGAGGGCTGCCTCGGTGGCGCGTACCGCCATTTCCGGCAGCTCGCGCATGGCGGCCACATGGCCGACGAAGATGCCGTAGAGTCGATCCACCTCGGCCTGGAGTTCGCTCTTCGCGGTGTCGGTGAGCGGCTCGTGGGGCGAGAAGTCGTTCTTGTGCTGGCCCGCCGTGATCGCGGTGTAGCGGTAGCCGTCGTTGGCGTCCTTCACCGACTGATCGATGTGCAGCGCGATCACGCCGATCGAACCGACACCACCCGTTTCCGTAACGACGATGCGATCGGCAGACGATGCAATGGCGTAGGCGGCCGAGAAGGCCGCATCGTTGGCCACCGCCCAGATGGGCTTTACGGCAGCGGCTTCGCGCACGCGGCGGGCGAGCTCGAAGCTGCCCGATGCCTCGCCGCCCGGCGAATCGACATCCAGCAGGATTCCGGTGACACTGGGGTCGGCCAGCCCCGCATCGAGCATCGCGCCTATGTCCTGGTAGCTCGTGAGTCCCGAAGCCGCCTCCAACCCCAAGGTGCGCTTCACCAGCGTGCCATGGATCGGGATCACGGCAATGCCGACCGCGCCTTGCATGTTCGGACGGGGTGTGGGTACTGCCGCCAGCAGTTCCTTGGCATCGGCAGGGATCAGGCTGTCGATCCCCAAGCGTGGCCCGAGGGCGGACAGGATCACGTCGAGCTTGGCACGATGGACGAGCAACGGCGTCCCGAAGATGCGGGAGGCAAGATGTGGCAGCATGAATTACTCCGTGGGTTGTTCGGTTGGTGGAGGGGGCGCGACCGCCGGTGCCTGGTCATGCCGTGGGTCGGAATCGAAGACGAGACCCAGTGCATCGGCGCGAGCGTTGTCAGCGGCGATCTCCCGGTCGACGTCCTCGGCGTCGTAGCCATAGGCCGAGATCGCCTCCGAACGGCTGGTGAGGCCAGCCCGGATGGCGAGCTTCATGGCGTTGAACTCCTTCTGCGGATCGACCCACTGCCAGCCCTGCGGGATCCACTTGGCAACTTGGTACTCGCGCTGGCGACGGCTGTATCCGGGGAGCATGAGCGTCCCTTCGAGCACCGCCTGATCCATCCAGGCACGCCAGATCGGGCGACACAGTTGATGGACGATCACACCGTGCTGGATCACCTCGCAGCGGCGGCGGAACTCCAGTAGGCCGGCACGAATCGACGAATAGTTCACTTGCGTCAAGTCACCGGTGAGCATCTCGTAGGTGATGCCCATGGCGGCCGCGACCGCCCGGAACTGCTGGCGCATGAACTCGGCGTAGGAACTACCGACATCGGCCGGAGCCGAGAACTTGATATCCTCGCCCGGCTCCAGAATTTGCAGGGTGCCCGGTTCGAGCCCGGCCAGTGCCACACCATTGGCGTCCGATAGTCCCTCGCCCATCAGGTTGTCTTCGGGTGCCAGGCGCGTGATGAAACCGGCGAACATGGCGGCGGTCTTCTTGCGCACCAGTTCGGCGTCGTCGTACTGGTCGAGTTCGTTCAGCTTGACCAGGGCGCGGGCCAACCAGGGCTCGCCCCGGATCTGGCCGGGACGCAGCGGCCGGAACAGGTGGATCACCTCGGCGGCATCCACCCGCACGGTGTCGATGCCACCCGACCCGGACATGGGTGCGAGACCGCCATCGTTCGGATGCGAGCGGTAGAGGTGGTAGGCGACCCGGCGTCCCAGTCGGTCGAACTCGATACCGGCACGGATGACGTTGCCGTTTTGCAACTCCCGATTCATCGCCAGCGGCAGATGCTCAGCCTCCAGCACTTGAATCTGGAGCGCCACCGGCAGCCCGTCCTCGGGACGCCGCCAGCGCAGTCGTACGATCGCCTCGCCTCCCTCCAACATGGCCCGACAGGCAAGCGACTGCAGGCCATAGAAATCGGTGAGTCCCGCTGAGTCGGCGGTCTCGCACCAGTCCCACCACAGGCGCTGGATGGTTTCGCGTTGGGCCGCATCGTCCACCATGCTCTGTGGTTTGATACCGGTGCCGATGGCGTTGGCGACGAAGGCCTCGATCCCGGCGGCGGCCCAGGCGTTGCGACGAACGAGGTCGCGACTCTTGGCGCGTAGCTGCTCCTGCGTGTAGGCGAGTGCCGCCACCGCTCCGGGATTGGCCACCGTCCAGGCGAGTGTGCGCCGACCAAGTCCTGCGCCGTCGTAGGTAGGCGTACCGCCGAAGATGCGGCGTTTTATGGTTCCGATCCAGCCCATCAGAATCCCTTCCCGGTGGTCACGCGGATCTGGCGCGGTGCACGCGGATACAGGCCAGTGGAAACGGCATCCTTGTGCATCGCGACTTCGACCTCGGCGATGGCCTGCTTCAGTTCGTCGACAGTGCGGTACTCGACCGTCTTGTCGCCGAAGGTGACGCGCTTCTCGCCCTTGGCCAGCGCGTCACGCAGGGCCTGCAACTGCACTTCGGTATAGGTCGGCGTGCTCATCGATAGACCACCAGGCTGATCTCGGGCGTATCGGCCAGTGAGGCCGCAGCACTGGTACAGACCAGTTCGAGGTAATTGGCGGTCTTGCCGTCGGTCGTTCCGCGTGCCGCCGCGAAGCGGA